TTTCCTAAATCGATGGCATCGTTGGATGCGGGAATAATTGCGTTTCCGCTTTCGACTTGAACTAATTCCCGCCATACTGCTGCACCTGCACTGCTGTCTGTACAGATGTACACACGATCTGTATTTGTATTTTCCCACAATGATCCTGGTGCGAAGCCATCATTCGTATCATCACCCGTAGTAGGGTTAGATGTATTGGTAAAAATAGACTTACCGCCCGTACCACCATTCGCTGCGGGTAGAAATCCGCTAACAGAAGTGGCTAATGGAATTTTAGTACCATCACCCGTAGCACCCGTATGGGTGTGGCCTGTGGTGGCGTGAAAGGCTGCTAGTAGCTGGTTAAATTCAGCGTTTAGCGGGGCAGCGGTAATGGCTGTACCGTTAACAATACTCGCTGCTGATTGTCTTGTGTAACCTGCCATATCTTATCTTCTCCCTGCCGCAGAAAATTCAAAGACCATGCCTTGAATACTGAATGGTTCTGATTGTCCGTCTGTCACAAAGGTTGCTCTGCAACTAAACCCAGAGCCTTGTATGCTACTGGTCATCACTGGTTTAGATGCACCACCGTAGACGATGTTTGTCCCGTTGTAGGTCACGTTTCGACCTGCATAGATTGTCGGTGCGCCAGCGGAAGATTGAGTATACGTGCTGGGAACGGCGGTGTTGTAGTCACCCCAATCGTAATCCACAGCCAAGTTCATCTCAAATGGGCCTTCTGCCCTCACAAACGTATTTATTTTTCTTAATTCTTTTCGCTGTTCTGTTTCACCAAAATCGAGGTAGGGAGTGGAATAAACAGAGATAATATTTGAACCATTAAAACTGGTTCCTTTTTCTTGCTGGTACACCTTTCCATCGTGATCCCCGAACAGAATTAACTCAGTGGTTCCAACGTAATCTGATGTACAACAGCTTGCCCGTATTCCTAGTAACTCACCAAACTCCCAGCCAATTGATCCGCTACTGTCTGTAAGACCCCCAATAATGCCGATACTTTCGCTTGGTACTTGTAGAGTGCTTCCTACTGTCGAAGTAACAAAGTACCTGACTTGGGACTTAGAGCGGATAACAACCCCAGTGAGTTCATCCATGTCCTCGTTGTTAATAAGATCAACTAGAGTACTTTGGATTGGCTTACTTAGGGTTTCGAGTTCGATATCACCGACTCTGGAAGTACCAGCAACGGGCCTAAAACCATCAGGAGACAAGAACATTAAGTCTCCACCAATCTCTAGAACACTGTCCCTTGCCACGCACCCAATGTTTGTTGTCACGTTTTCAATAACAAAAGCATTGGAACTATTAACGGTTATTTTCTTAATGTCTTTTGAGCCAAAAACAAAAAGATTGTCTCTAAATGGTTTGATCTGAACAACATCGAACCCAGCGGCTACTTGCCCAGCAGCGGCGGCATTCGTCCATGTGTAGGCATCATTTGGCTTCGAAAAAGCGATTGCCGCACGGGTCGCTTCATGGCCTGACAAAAATACATGGTTCTCGAATACATCTACAAGCGCAGGAGCGTTAAGAGCTTGGTCACCCCCCGCAGTATTATTGTTTGCGTGATATCCACCTGAGTGGCTGGACTTTATTTCTTTCCAGTTTGTACCGTTAAAAGCAATTGCTGGGTTAACACCGTCCACAAAGATAATTGTGTTGCCAGTACCAAAGTTAAATTGAACGTGGCGTAGACGATTGACCGTTAACGAGTTGGCAGTCATTGGGCGGGTGACGCTGTGATCTAGTGTAAATTTTCGCCAGCCTATGTTTGCCGTGTAGTAGTAAAAACTATAGTTACTGCCACCTGCATCTTGTCTAGCTGCAATAACGGTTGTGCTGCCAGTAACGTCATTTTTAAAGATGGCAATACCAAGAACTTTACCTGTTCCTGTCGTAGATCCTGCTACCGTAACCTCACCGTATGTTGGATCGTACTCATCAAAACCTTCAATGCGCCGATAGCCCCCAAAAAGGCTTGGCTCAAAGTTAAGCATCCTGGTAGCTGCGCCTGGGCTGTTGTCCGACAAATCAAGATGATTTTCATTGGAATTTAGTCCACCAGCACAGATCAGTTTAAAAGACTGAATCTGATCAGGCATTAAAAGCTAATCCTCGTATCTCTCACAGATGAGTAATTATTTATGTAAAGGGACTGAAGGTTTTTCACGCCCTGTTCATAAGCAATAAAAGCGGCCTGTGCCGCTTCCATGTTAGATTTGAATAAGTATAAATGATAAAGCGCACCATCAACTAAAACAGTGTCATAACTTTCTGGAATACGGGTGACATCATCAAAGTTTGTGATATCAGAAAAATTCATAAAATAACGAAATTTTAAAGAGTATGCTTTGTCGGGAGATGGGCTAACTCCATAGCCATTTCCGTGGGCAGGAAAAACAAATCTAGGTACTGTAATACCTGTTGTTCCAGCCGTGTGATCTATATCTCTGTATTTTTCGTAATACTCATCTCGCTCAATAAACGTAAGACCTGAAAATCTACTTCCAAGAGTAGCATCAGCCTGTATTTGAAACGAGTTCCAATCGGCAATTTTGTACGCTGTAGGCCATACATATTCTTCTTGTCCAACGACTAAAACATCAGTTTCTTCAGCCGCATTAAAAGGCCACTCAAATTCCATTTGATTAAGTTTTGCTACAGCAGCTTTTACTGCATCTTTGATTACTGCTTGGACGCCCGTACAACTAGAAAAGTCACCATCGACAATCTCAACTTCATTGAGGCGTCTGGCAACTTGATTACATAAACTAATATATGTTGATGGCATGACTAACTTTCAAATGAGGGAATGGGGCCAGCGGTTAAGCCAGCCCCAAACTATAGTTAGGCTAGACGATCACGGTCTACTTCTGTGCCTACTTCAATGCCTGTGTCGGCAATATCCATAAGAACTGCATAGACCCGTAGCTTACCAGTTGTCAGAGCAGTGCCTGACTGTGTAGCAAGTTTAAGATCGATGTTGTCGGCTGCAACTGCAATGAGCGGTTGATACGCCGCTGCGTTCTGGGAAATTGTCCCAGCCGCAACGGAATCCGAACCATCCATGCCGTCTACAAAACAGTCAGCATCAACTCCTGTGCCTAGATCAAAAGTTGTTGTGCCACCAGAAGTGACAGTATCAACTTCGATACCAGCGTTCATAATCATTGTCCCAGCAGGAACAGCAATTACAGGAATTACATCGTTAGCAGCAAGGGCCGAGCCTTTGTCTGATAATGCTGTTGCCAAATCTACAACGGTTTGAACCATGTAGGGTGAACGACCACGTGAGGAAGAGCCTCTTGCGGACGCTAGTGTGTTATCACCAAGTGCCATTTTTCAGATCTCCTCTATGCTGCGTTGTATTTGGCGGTTACGAGTGCTTCTGGCCTCAGAATCTTCCTACCATAGAGGCTCATGCCCCTAACGATGTCAGCGAAGCTGTCTGGATCACGGTAAGTCTCAACTTTGCTAATCTGTTCAGCACTTGCTACAGCGGAATCGTGACCTGCCACGATGGCTCCATAGTTTGTGTTTTGATTAGAACTACCTGATGTACCTGCACCCGTTCCAACTGCTGGAAGATTTGAAGATGTATACACACGGAAGCCGTGGAAGTTCTTCAGAACCAAACCATTACGAAGGCCACCAGATTCACCGAAATCGGCGTTGAATAATCTGGAATCTTCGTCACGTAGGATTTCCATAAATACAGGATCTACTACGAGCCAGCGGCCTGATGTATCAACTTGCTGTTGATCCAACAAACGAGCCATACGAGCGACAACCATTGCTGGTGAAGCCGTTGCTGTTGGTAGTGCGGTTGCACCTGGAAGACGTGCTGCAAGTGGGATTGAATGATCACCTGCAGAACTTGTTGTGATGTTACCAAAAGAACCTTTGTTAAGCTTCATGCTTGTTAAAAGTTCATCCGTACCAGCGGTATCTACAGCTTTATCACCATTAACTTGGTCATTAACTGCATTTGCCGATCCATGAAGTGCAGACTGTTTGTAGCCAGCCATGTAACCAAGAACTTCTTGGTCATGTTGGTCAGCTAAACGATGGGCCGCACGATCTGTAGCTAGGCTAAGAAAATTAATGTGGCTCATAGATTCTTCAATATCGTCCATTTTGAAAGCAAAGTAGTTAGCTTTATCGATGACCAAAGAAAAATCTTCATCGTCAAGGTCTTGTGCTGAGATTGTTGTACCACGACTATACGCAGATACGCTGATCTCAGGCTCTTTTATTATGCGAACTGTATCTCCAACCGAATTTAGCTCACCTATGAAGTCACTGTTCGTAATGTCACCTGTGACTGTTGCCTTGCGAAATGCAAGTTGGACTTTCTTCGAGTAAATAATACTCGAAAAATTACCATTGGGCAAATTTCCATGCCCTGATGCTGATTGAAATGCCATTTTATGTACTCCTTTTAGAAATGGCTGGGCCGAAGCCCGACAAATCCGAAGAGGACAAACAAGTGGCAGTGATTTATGAGGGTGCGGGTGCTAAATAGTTGCAGCTACTTAACAAACGGGCCTCACCACACTGGTGGACTGAAGTCTTTATTCTTCTGGAAAAAACAGAGGTAGAGGTAGACCAAAGGGTGGCTCTATTCTGTGTGTTGAGAAGTTTAGTTCTCAGAAGATAGGTCTTTAAAGGACTTATCATCTCAAAACTGTGAAGGGCGAGTTTTTTGATCGGTATGCAACAGCGTCTAGGGTGTAATGTGTCCCACTATCTACATCATCTTTAAATGTAGTTTTAGACTTCAGACTGTTTCGTACCTAGGGCCATCGTCACAACCCACTTCAGTTAAACTCGCCACTTCACTTTATTATAACACTTGTTAATGGTTATTACAAGTGCCTATCTAGCGGCCCCACTAAGGTCATAGCTAAATTTACCATTTTGCATGGCTTCAGTAATTGCCTCTTCATGTTTCCCAAATTCAGCATTGCTCATTTTAGAGACTTGGCTTTCAGAATACTCTGCATTTATTTTTGAATTTGGAGAGGATGTAGAGGTACGTCCAATAGCTTGAGCCGCAGACTTTGATCTAGGTTTTGCCTTACCCATGTCAGCTTTGTACAGATCTATAGCACGGGATGCAGCCCTTGCATCAGTATTGTTTTTGTACAGGGCATCTTGAATAGAGATTGGCTGTAAAGCCACCCATTCGTGAAAAGCTTGATCCTGCCTAATTTCACTAAAGTCGGGATGAATTTTTAGAAGTTGTTGTTCAGCATCTTTCTTTGTAAGTTTTGTCTCTAATTGACGTAAACTTTCAAAACGCTTTGATCCCTCTTCTAGAGCATCATTAGCCCTTTTTTGAGCGATAGTATCGATGATCTGTGCAACGTCAGGATATTTTTTAGACCACTGTTCAATCTCATCATCCGTTTTAGGAAATTTGATTTGACCTTTAGCTGCTGAATCTAACTGCGCTTTGATCTGCGCTAGTTCTTGATCCTTTTGCTGCATCAACTGCTGAGAGTGTCTGCGAAGATCACCATACCGTTTTTTGTATGTTACATCCTCACCTTCAGCGGGCGGCTCTTGTGCTTCCGCTTGAGCCTGTGCTGTTACTTCTTCTGCATACGTTAATTCGTTATCTTCTTCTTCTATTTGTCTGCGATATTTTGCCATTTTTGCCTCATGGGGGCCGCTCTTTGGCGGGTAGCCCGTTAGGACATGAAAACTACTTTCTGTTTTCTAAATGTCCCAGGTGTGTAGGATGTTTCAGGATAAATCTCCTCAATTTCATCATCGTCATCCAGTTTATCGTCTACCTCAACAGCAGCGACTTCGATATCAACGCTCTCTTCAGAGACATCGTCTTGTTGGTCTTCAGAAACTTCTTCTGTTTCCTCATCACCCTCTTCACTTGCGTATTGAATAAGGCCCATAGCATTCATGCTCATCAGACCCATTTCTGCTTCTGATTGCAGATCCATAATGCTCTTCAGGCCGTGCCATTTTACTACATTAGCGGGTAAAACATATTCACCTTCGCTGATCATTGCTGCTATATCGTCACGTACATTCTCTGCACTAGAACCCACAGGAATAGGGTTGCCGCTAACGGGATCTGACATCATGCCCATGCAGCTATTGTCACAGTCACCTTCACATCCACAGGCCATGCCGCCGTGGTACAGTTCTGGTAACTCATCCTCATCCATTGCCTTTTGGATGGCCTCTCCCTTGGTTTCTTCGTACTTACTTAATTCACCGTCACCGTCTGTATCGGCTTTCTTACGGTCTAGTTGAAATTTCTGTTTAGCCATATCCAAGCCTTCCTGTGTGGTGATACCTTTATTGGCAGTTGCAAAACCGCCTAGACGAAATTTATTCTCTGCAAGCACTGAGGGTTCTTCACCCCCAAAAACTCTTTCGTACTCAATTTTATTTTGTTCTGCTTTATATTCATAAAGCTCATCTTCATCTTTTTGTGCTTTGAGAAGTTCTTTGTTTGCAAAATATTCAGGGGACGGCCTTGGTTCAGGGCGAGTACTTGTCAGTGGAGCCAGTAGACTATCAACAGGTTCGTCAGCTACAAAATCCCACACAGGGCTTCCGCTCTCAAATGTTTCGTTACTGAGAATAAGTTTGCCGCCAGGAACTATCATTTCAGTGCCAGCATCGGGGTAGCCAAACGTATCTATTAGTATCCCAGCCGCTTCTTCTTGGGATGTTTGATCCGTAAATTCAGTGTGAATATCTCGATCAAAAGCATCTAACTCTTCTACCGCATTTGGGCCTGTGCGGGTAGGCCATTCAACACCGCTCTGTATAGCGAAATTAACAG